CGCCCTGCAGGTCCTTTACCTCCGCTTTGACGGAAGAGAAAGCCTCACCAAGTTCCTTGGCATCTACGGTGACGCTTTTGAGCTCATTGGTGCCGTCAATCTTTATCTTGAATGTTACGGTGTTTGCCATTCCGTTTTTTATTCTTATATTTGTGTCGTTATGAGCGACTTCGTTTCTTCACTTTTGGAATTCGCCCGCATCCTTGGGCCTACACAGACAGCCATCTGCCTGCTCGGGGGTGCCCTTGCCATTTATTTCTGGGTCGCTCTCTATAAACGTATGTCGAACAATCCCCGGCATCACTCGGACGAATATGTCAAATCCCACATGTGGGAGTTTTATTCCTGGTTCCAGAACCACCCCGAGGACAGATCCCGTTATGAAGAGCTGCCATCCGGCGTTGAGTGATTCTTCTTCAATCGCGCCTCTATTTCCTTCATCCTCTCATAGCTGCTTGTTCCCTTTTGGACTTTAGGGGCATTCCCTTCCTCTTTTTCCCAGGGGAACGGCCATGCTTTTTTAGGGTCAATGGCGTTCTTGCTGAACAGGTTGGCAACTGCAATAACCTGGGCTCGCGTCTGCTCCCAACCCGCTTTTATTGTAATCTCCGTTTTCTCATTAGCCGCCTGGACTATCTTGGTAAATTCCAGTGGGGTGCATCGTTCAAAGTCTTCACGGCTCATCCCCACACGCCCCACTGCAATTCCAAAAAGTGTTTCAATGTCCGGGGTTACTTCGCTTCCTCCGGACTTTTTTTTTGCCCACCGTCCTCATTCTGGGCGGCAAGGCCCTTGATGAAGTCCTGCAGGACGTCCAGATCCAGGGAGTCTGCAAATACGTCAAAGGGGACATCGAAGGTCTCCCCATCGGCATTGCACGCGCTCTTGATGCAGCACCAGAGCAGTAGAATCAGATCGGCAATATCCCCATCCTGGATGGAGGAAACATCACGGCCGGATTCTCTCTTGAAACGGACCATGGCTCCCATTGTCACACGGCAAGGGAGCTCACGGCCTTTATAAAGAATCTTCTTCATGACGATTAGCCATTTTGTGCGGGTGCAGCAGTGGCAAGGAGGTCGAGCTTAGTTTCATCTACCTCGACAGCTCCGTCATTGTCCAGGGTGACGGAATAGGTCGCGTCTTCCCCTGCAGGGGCAGTGTTATCCAGAGTGGAAATGATGAAATTACCGGTGCAATACGGCTCATTATCGTTTTCACGCTCGAAGAGAGCCACCGGGACAGATTGGCCTTTGGCCCATTTGGCCAGGATTTTCTTGAACCCGCTTTCCCCTTCCTGATAGAAGCAGAGGCCGTCCGCTTTGACCTGGACAGAAAGGCCTGTCACCCTCTTTTTCTTGAAAAGGGAAGCAGAGGATGCTTGTTCACTTGCGGCCGGCTTGACGGCCACGTCCTTGGTCTCCGTGTTGAAAGTTGAGGTGTGGGAGGTACAATGGCCGATAGCCCCACCATCCACCTTCATCAGGAGGTCACTTCCGTTTACATATCCATTCATCTTGAAATACTGTTTAATAGTTGTTTAATTTTCGTTAAAACACCCACAAAACGGGGTTTGTATAGTTTGAGAAATATCCAGGCAACGGCGAATAGGATTGCTCCAATGCCACAATACATCAGGGTCTTTTGCCCCCATGTGAGGCCTTTTTTCGTTGTCTCCTCCCGGATATTTTCCTCAGATTCAGTCTCTGAATCCACTGTCTCAGAAAGTTCGCCGGCCATTTCCGTCCGGGAACTATCCCGGGCTTCTGTCCGGGAACTCGCATTGGCTTCTGTGCTTTCATTGACTGTGCTGGTGGTCCGGGCCCCTCTCCGCTCGGTAGTTCTTGACTTGAGGGGCGGGGTTCCCGTCTCCGGATCCGTCGGTTTGTCGGTGTCGAAGGTCTCAGCAACCGTCTCTACCACTTCCGTATCGGTCCGGTCACTCTGCCGGGTCCCCCTGAATTCCAGTTCCCGGATCTCCGTCCGCATCGACAGCAGATTCTGCTCCAGCCTTCCGACCTCTTCGTGGAGAGCCTTTATTTGTTCCCTTGTCTGGGTCTGACTGGTCAAGTTTCTGCTCACGCTGCAGCTCACAAGAAACAGGGCAATTGGCAGAATGAGGGCAGGATGGTATTTTATCAATAGCATTAGTGAGGCGGTCAACTTTCCTTTGAAGTGACTTCATCTCCTTGCGAATAGGCTCGACAACCAGTTCCATCACCATATTGATTGACTTGCGGTCATTGTCCAATTCACGAGACCTTACATCGGATTTCATCTGAGCCACCTCCGCCTTGAGCTTTTCCACCTCTTGGGCGTACTTCGCTTTCATGAGGCGTGATGTCAACCAGGCCGATAACGGGGCTGACGCGAGCGCTATTACTGCAAGGATGATTTCAATCATAACAGAGGTCGTTTTAACCTTGATGCAGCGCGGGGCGGGGCGCTATGGCCCCGCTCCATCTGCATCGGGTTGGTTTAGGCATTAGCCGCCATGTTCTGCTTGACCGTTACGGTCAGAGAAGCGGAGGTGTCAGGGATAGTCAGGGTGACGGTGGCCACACGGGGGCTGGTGCCCTCTGCGTCATAGGCGAAGGCCTGACGGGTGAACGTCACCTTGTTGCCGGTTCCCACGGTCACGCCCAGCCAGTCAGCATTGGACTGAGCCTGGATGGCGGCCCCGTTGGAGGTGTTATAGGTGCGCTGGCAGGTACCGGCTTCCGCGGAAAGGTCTTCGATGGTCTCAGCACCGGTGATGGCAGGGGCAGCGCCACTCTCATAGCCGTTCACGAGGGCCACGGATGCATCCGCTTTCTTCATCATGGCAATGAAGTAGTGACGGAAGTTGATGAGGTTCCTCTGGTTCTGAGGGTCATTCTTCGCCTCGCTGAAATACATCTTGGTGGATCCGGTGGCCTTGAATACGCGCTGGGCATAGAAGGCAAAGGATGCCTGGAACTTATTGCCGGATTCGGCGGTTCCAAGAGCCTGCTTCACGCCGGCCGAAGTGTACACGGGGCAGTTCGCAAACTCATAGATGTCGAAACCGAAGAGACGTGCAACACGTCCGTTCACGGTGTCCAGGTTGTACTGGCGGGTGAAGCTCTCGCTGATGGCCAGAAGGTCGTTCACGTGATCTGCAGTAAGCACAAGGCGACGGCCGACGGCGGGGACCTTCATCTTGTCGAACTTAGCCTTCAAGGAAATAAGGTCGGCAATGGTCAGTTTCTTACGGCCTGTATTCGGGTCAGCAGATCCGGAGGTCACCACAAATTTAGTAGCGGAGGCGATGGCGTGCGCAGCCTTGGCAAACTTGGCATCCTTGATGGAATTTGCATGGGATTCCTTCACACGGGCCATCTTGTCATAGGAAATGGCATACAGCTCATCGTCCGTGATGGGGGTCACCTTGGTCTGGAACTTATCCAGGCTGATTGCAATGTCTCCGTCAGCGAGTTCCTGGATGGCGATGGGATAGGTAGTATTGTTCACCAGCACGTCAGGGTCAACGCCTACGTCAACCAGGTGGATGACATCATTCTCCACCACGGAGGATGCATCAGGGATGCCGTCCAACCAGGATGCCTCAAGACCGGCACGGAGGGCTTTGACCAGCTCCCCGGTCCACACTTCGGTATAGACACCGGCACGGAGGATGTTGGCGGACATTGCCGGGGCAAAGAGGCCCACCATCCCGGAGACGCCATTGGCGACCACGGCACCCATGACGGGGCTGACACCTACTGCCCCGCCGATAAAGGCTCCCGCAACACAGTTGAACAGGAGCGCAAGCATAATGGTAATAAACTTTTTCATAACGGTTTTGATGTTTGATGAATTACTCTTCGTCGAAGGTCGGCTCGAAGCCATACTCGGCCTTGAACAGCTTGATGTAGGTCTCGCGGTCACCCTTGCGCATGGCCATGAGCTTTTCAGCGGGAACCTCGCTCAGTTTGGTGAACGTGGCTTCGCCCTGAGGCTTGGGGGTGTGGGTCAGCACCTGGCTGATCTTCCCCTTGGGGGACATCGCGGCGATGGTCTCCTTGAGGGCTTCCAGACCGGCGGTCTTGCCCAGGTTGATGAAATGGTCTTTTTTGTCGGCCGGGATCTTGTTTTCGGCGATGCCGGCATCCACGGCCTGGGTGATGGCCGAGAGGGTCATTTGCTCCTTTTCGGAGCGGAGGGTCTTGTTATCCTCTTCCGCTTTCTTAAGAGCAAGAATGCGAGCCTTGACCGCGCTTTCGTCGGCCGTGGCCTCAAGCCCTACCATGAGGGCGAGTTCTTTTAAGTCTAACATTTGCTTTGATGGATTAGAAGGTTTGTTATTCAATAGCGGAAGCGGGTTGCTCCCGTCCTTTCCAAGTTGTAACCTGACGCCGTTCTGGGTCAGTACCAGGGCATCATCATTTGCACCAATATCCACGATTGAGACCTCAATGAGGCGGCTCTTCGTGATAGTGGGCCTTGTTTGACCGGGTTTCAGCAGCTTTGGATCCTCGCTCATCTCAAGGATTTCAATACCGGCGCTCACCATACGGAGGCTGCCGAACTCAAACTGCTTCTTTGCCCTGATACTCAGTTCGGAGGCTTCGTCAAAAACCGGCTCGCCGGTCACTTCATCATTCTCCACCTTTATATCCTTGATGTAGCCGATGACATCCCCGCGTACGTGCATATAAAGGAGGACCGGGTTCCTCTCATACTGGGCGGTGTCACATCCGGCAGTGACGATCCAGGTGCCGTAGGCATTCAGGATCTCGTTTGAAATTCTTACTCTTTTTCCCATGTCTATTCGGTTTTGGAGCCTGGTTTTCCGGGCTCAATACGCCGCAATTTTAACTATGGGTAAGCGAACCGCAAAAAAAGTGTGCAACCATTGCATACTTCTATGAAACCATTGCAGAGAAGTGTGAAACCATTGCACACTTTTTTGTCCGTCTCCCCAGCCGTGTGCAAATTTGCCGCTGTAAAAACGCTTCTGCACGTATGACAAAGAAAGAATCTGAAAACAAAAAGGCGGTTGCCAAAACCCTCTACATGTCCGGTATGGGCATGGAACAGATTGCCGACCAATTGGGGGTTTCCCGTCCCACCATATCGCGGTGGTGTCAGGACGGCGGCTGGAAGGAGACCAGGGCCGCCCAAAACATCACGCGCCCGGAGCTTGTGAACAAGCTCCTTGGAACCATCAACGATCTCATT